GTGATTGGTTCTGTCGAGGGCATCAGCAATGGTGAGCCCAGTGGACACCCAACTGCTGGTGCCAGTATCGTAGCCGGGGATCTCCCCATTACCGAATGCTCCACCAAGTGCCGCAACACCTTCGGCGGCGAATACATTTCGCACCCATGCGGTGGTTGCAATCTTGGTCGAATTGTCCCCGGTGGCCGGGGTTGGCGACAGCGGCGTTCCTGTGAGAGACGGGCTTGCAATGGGCGCGAGTTGGCCTCCGTTTTGATATACGGTCTGTGCGTGAACCTCCAGCCACTGAGTCCCGGATTTGCCGAGGCGGCCTTCGTTGTTTGCGCGAGGTATGATGTTGGGAGTTGCCATAACTTAAAGTGGTTTGATTTCCCCGCCGACAACCTCAAAGAGGCCGTCTGATACAGGGGCAGCGGTAGGTTGCAGGTCTCTGGTTTTGGTTTCCTGCCAAACCAAGTCGGATTCTAGCTGAGTGTCGCCAGACTCGCAAGGGATAAGGTCGCCAACCGGAACATCGGGGTCGTAGACCCAAGGCTCCGATCCCAATTTCCAAGCTACTTGATGTAGCTGTTTGTTGGCTCTGCTAAACATTATGGGGCTTGACGCACAATTGGTTGTTTTCCTTGGAATGGGATCTTGAAGCGCAGCACGACTCCGTAATCCTCTTGTGATTGAGAGCTTTTACCAACACCAGTCGTTGTTCGGACTTCCTCTACAGTTCCGCTGGTTCTGGAGGTAGTGGTGACAATTGGTGAGTTTTGAGTCCGAGTTTCTATGGAGCCCGGAATAGTGGTTGTTCGGACTTCCTCTACAGTTCCGCTGGTTCGCTCGGATTCGGTGACAACTGGCGAGGTTTGAGTCCGATTTTCTATAGAGCCCGGAACAGTGGTTTTTCGGATGTCCTGTATAGTTCCACTGGTTCGCTCGGTTTCGGTGACAACTGGCGAGGTTTGAATCCGATTTTCTATGAAGCCCGGAACAGTGGTTGTCACCGTTTTTTGAGTGTGGCCAGTATATGACTGCTGAGTTGTTTGCCCTTTGGAGGTGCTAACATCTGTTACTCTTTTTACAAGTTCTGCCATGGTGATCTAAAGTTGAGGTTTATCCTGCGTATGTGTTAATAACTGTTTCTTTTGATGAGTCGCCTCCCCCGGTGCTGGTTATAACTCCCGGATGAACAGTTGAATGCTCTTCCGATCCTTGTGTGCCAGCTTGGCGCTCGGTGGAAAAACTTTCTTCGCTTCTGGTTTGCGTCTCGTTATCCGGTGACGTTTGGTTACGGGTTGTAGTTTCCGATCCTTGTGCGCCAGCTGTGCGCTCGGTTTTGAAATTTTCTCCGCTTCTGGTTTGTGTCTCGGTGTCCGGTGACGTTTGGCTCCGGGTTGTATTTTCCGTCCCCTGTGCGCCAGCTGTGCGCTCAGTTCTGAAATTTTCTCCGTTTCTGCTTTGCGTTTCGGTGTCCGGTGACGTTTGTCTCCGGGTTGTAGTGATCGCGCCATCTGTCTCGGATTCAGAGGTAGTGCGCTGAACGACATTGATGTCGTTTCCGGTGACCATGCTGACTTGAATATCCACCTCTTCCGGCAGCAGCACGACCATACCCTGCTGTCGCGCCGTATATAGCGCGTCATTAATTTCCTCCAAGCACTGGAGGATAGCTTCTTTCAGTTTGGTTTGCGGAGTAATCATGTTAATAGCCGGGTCTGGTTCTTACTCTGTTTTTGGGTGCGCCACGGTTTGGTTGAACGGACTTTCTAATGTGCATGAGGGCCTGAGCCTTCCTTTCAAGAACATCCTCCGTGCGCGACCTTTCGTTGATGCCCCAGATTGGGGTCATTGCAAGCTCTGCATTTGCAATAGGCAGCAGCTCCGAAAGGATATTTTGTTCTGGGATTGGGATTCGCACATTGCTTGTCCCGTGGAGATCTGTGAGTTCAAAGTTGGCAGCATCAATCACGGCATCCATGACGATGGTTGCTTCTGCTGTTGGAACGGGGTCAAGGCGGATCATTAACCGGGCCTCATCACCAAGACTAACGCCAGTATTTTCAATAACGTATCGCATTGGCGGGCCGAATCGGCGGGTTTTGGTGACACTCCACCAGCTAGCTGGGCCCCAAAGACCAATGCCTCGGCGCTCGGCACCTACAAACCTCATGGCCTCATCGTCACGGATTAAGCGTTGCCCGGTATCTGCAACTCGCGGGTCATTGACGATGCGGTTTACTAGGTAGTCGGTAAACATGATGGTATCGAAATAGATCGTGTAACCGACTGTGCCGCTGGAGCGAAATTCGTTAAGCACCTTGGGTGTCCCTTCAACTGAAACAATTTCATTCATTACATCTTCGCCAGTAATTTCGATGCTCGCGCCAAGATGGTAATCACTTAGCACAAGGTCGAGATCGTTGGAGCCTTCCGTAATCGACACGGTGCCGCTTTCAGGTTCCCTGACGCGATGAGAAATGGTGGTCATCCGCATGTTTTCAGGGGCTTGCGAAAACCACTGATGCATCGCGGAGTTAATACAATCAAGCAAGATGAGCTGGTCTTCTGCTGCCATTTGGGAAAGCGAGCGGAAGGTCGTCCATCTTGCGAGACGTTGGGCTATTTCATTAACGGTCATGATTGAGGATCATCGGTGGAGGTTCCGTCACGCCGGGTGCGGGGTGTGACGCGCTTGCTAAGCATCTCAGCCATGTGAGATTGGGTTCCTTTTTCTGGGTTGTTGAGTCCCAGCGAAGCCATTGCAAGGCTGTAATCTTGCTCAATAAGCTCAGCTTTTTCTGTATCATAAAAGAAGTGTGAGCGCATTGCATACCATCTTGCAACGGGCAAAAGAATTGTTTCTACCGCATTGTTGGGTATTGAGAGAACCTCAGTTCCAACCGCGTTTTGCACTTCGGAAACGCTCAATTCCGGTGGGCGTTTTGCTGCAATCATGCGTATCGTCACTGGGGACGAAGGCACTGGTTTAATTGCCAGAATACACTGCGAGCTGTCTTTGCCTGCGTCCTCGGAATAAGATCGCCTCGATTTGACCAAATAATAGGTAGCCTCGGGAACGCCTTTGCTTACGGCTTCAGTCTCATCAAATCCGTAGTATCTGCGAAATAGTTGGTTGAATTCCGACTGATCTATAATTTGTTGCAATTCGCGATCTCCCTGCAACGGAATCCAGAGCGGCCCGATTACCTCCGATACGTCAGCTTCTGACCATAGATCTTTTTCATTCTCAGCAACACTAAAGGTCACATCAACTTCCTCCTTGCGGAAGTAATCGAGCTGTGACTGGTGAATCAACTGGTAGGCCGAGTTGATTGCAGTCGTCACATCCTCGTAGATATAATTCGGCGCAGTGCTTGGGTATTCTAACCAAAGCAGGCGAAGGAGATTGTTCCTGAGTTCAAGAAGGGTCATTTTGGAATGAAGTTATTCGGAAATGTCTCCCGCGTCTGAGGCTGCCTTTTTGGCGACCTTTTTGCCGACCTTTTTGCCGACCTTTTTGGCAGGTTTTGCGGGCGGCTCCTCGTCTGGGAGCATGATTGCACGGACTGACACTCGGATGCGTTTGGAGCGCGAGTAGCAACTAGGTATAATTTCTTGGGCTAGTTTGTTAAATGCCTCAACCTCCTCAGGGATGTCTGCGCGGTAAAAACGACCGCCAAAAGCCCATACCGGGGAGGGATGGCCGGGGATAGTGGTTTTGATAAAGCTACCGTGACGGCAGCCAATTTTGCCCGGGGCGTAAGCGCCTTTACCGGGAACCTCAATTGCTAAATAAGTTGGCATGACTCAAAGTAAAAAATCGGGGGCAGAATTGCAAGATGCAACCCTGCCCCCGATGAAATTTAGGCCACCCCCCATTTCTGGGGGGTAACCATGGGGGGATTAGCCGATTAGACCACAGTCGGGAACGGCACACCAGCATACTCCACAGCGTGGGAGATGACCAGATAGCCGGGCTTGCGACCAGCCGCGTCCTCTGTGGGCTCCTGTCCGAAGACGGAGGTCACGAAGACATCCTGCACAAAGCCGCCTTCGTGCGACTCAGTGGAGCGGTTGTTGCGGTATTTACCGTATCCGCGGCGAGCAGCTTGCTTGCCAAGGAACAGGGTGTGACCAATGGGCACTCCGGATGCGTTCACCAAGTAGACGGAGGCGAAGCCAGCGTCATGAGTGTTGGTGTGCAGGGCGGCATCCCAAGCGGGAGAACCAGTCCAAGCATCGCCAGCCGAAGTGTCAGCAGCCACGAACTTGTCAGCAACGGTAAGGAGATTACCGCTGTTGGCACTAACTTCATACAGGCCGAACTTGCCAGCATCGGTCGGTGCGTTTGCGTGGTTGAACACGGCAACGTAGAAGTTACCGCTGCCGTAGAGGCTGTTGCCCAGCACCAGCGTCTCAGTTGCAAGGAACTTGAACGCATAGAGAGGGAAATACTTGAAGTATGCCTTCTCGGTGAGGTCAGCAGCAGCAGTGCTGCCGCCGCCATAGATGCGGGCTGCGGTGCCACCAGTTACAGTGGAAAAACCATCAGTGGTGCTACGACCCAAAGCGGCCTTGGGGTTAAGGGGCGAAGCAATCGCGCCGTAACCATCGTGGTCGATAGGGTTGTATTTCTTGATGATGTTGCCACGGATGTCGGTGTAGCCGCCAGTGAACACCACGTTGTCGTAGGAGTTCGGGCCAGCTTGCTCTTGTGCATCCTTGAAGTCGCCGTCTTGCTCAAGTGAGAAGAGGGTGTCAGTGGTTGCAACAACGCAGTAACGGTGGATCGGGTTGCCGCTCTTGTCGGAACCGACTTTGGCGGGCATACCGTTCAGGCGAGACAGCTGAGTGTTGGCTGCCACGATGGTGTCGTAGTCAAGGGTGTCGGCGGAAACCAGATCGTCAAAGCCGCCCTTTTGGCCAGCGTAGATGTGGTTTTCGGAGCCACCTTTGTGCAGGAACATCATGAACAGCTTTTCGCTCTTCTGACGGCCCATCCACTTGCCGAGTTCGCGGGGGATGCCGAGAACGATTTCGCCGCGCATGCCCATGAATTCCTCAGCACGCTCGGTGTAACGAACACCGTGGCGGAGGAAATCGACCTGAAGGTCGTAGGTGTGCAGCTTGATCGACTCAAAGTCATCACCGTCATTGAACAGCTCGTCACCGTGCTTGGGCTCGTTGTAGAGGCCAGCCATTTGGGTGAAGGTGATCTTCTGACCGCGACCCTTGGAGGTGTCGTTGATCGTTTCGATGATTGCGTCTGCGCCGCCTTCCATGGGAGCGAAGAAGTCGGTGGTCTGTTCGTAGACCTCGACTCCCTTGCGCCACAGTTCGCGGACTGCATTAGCGTCACCGTAAGCGTTTGAAGGATCATTGGAGAGGGCGTTGCCCAATCCCTGACCAGTTACATTAGCGGTATTATATGCCATTTTTTAGGGGGGGTTGTATTTGGGGTTGTTGTGGATTGTAGAACCAACGACCTCAAATGAATGGCAAAGTGTTGAAAATCAACGAGTTGCAGAATGCACTTGTTGAGCGAGTCGCTCAAATGCCTCTGGATTGCTGATATTCGCCACCTGCTCAGCCAGTGAGGCCGCTGCTCCTGTTGGAGCGCCAGAGGTGCGTGATGCTCCGCTGGCTGCGGGTAGTTGGCCGGGACGCTCTGTCCGAGGGGGCTGGGGCGAAGAGGTTTGTTGTGTTTGCTGAGGCGGTGCTTGCTGTCTTGCTATTGCGGCAGCTTGCTGGCGGCTGGAGGCTCCGGGCGCGATGTTTAGCTCCTTGGCTGCGATTTGAGCAACCATCATGGGCTTTTCGGCATCGTAATACCTTGGGTCTCCAGTATCATAAAGGGCCTGATCAATCTCTTTGCATCGCTCGTAAAACTCAGAGTTTTCGTTTCCGAAGTCTGGGAAGAGTTTTGATGCCTCATTCACGGATGACTCGAAAGTCTGGTCGTGCTGTAGGCGCGAGCTTTCTTCGGTTTGGCTTTCACGTTCATAGACAACCTCAACGAGGTCTTCGGCGTCTAGGATCTGGCGGTTGATTTCGGCGGCCTCATCGAGATCGCCGTCCTGCATGGCCTGAGAAAGTGCAAGTCGAAGGTTTCTCAGCTCTTGCTTTGCTTCAGCATAGGTTATGGTGTCCTCCGGCGCATCGCTTTCCTCAGATTCTTTATCCTCAACGGATTGCGAGTCTTCGGTCAGTTGTTTTACCGGATCTTGAACGCCAAGGTTCCTCTTTGCAATTGCAAGGGCCTCGTCCAATTTGATTGGAGTGTCCGCAATTTCTGCGGCCTTCATGATTCTTAGTGCCTCAGCATCCACTTCATTCGCTGGGCGAAGTCGGAATTGGGGTGGCTTTTTATCGCCTTGTCCTGTCCCGATTTCATCATCGCTGCCATCATCCTCGTGTCCCTCTGGGGCGTGAGCCTCCTGCGCGGGATCTTCTGTTACAGACTCCTCTGGAGGGGCTTCTGCCGCCTCGTCAATAGGCTCCTGTGGATTTTGGTCTAGAAAAGCGTTAGGATTATTGCGGATTTCGGCTTCCATAGCCGCATATCCATCGATATCGCTTACGCCATCAATGCGTTGATTAATGTCCGGAGTGGTCTCAGTTGCCTGAGGGGTTTCCACCTCGCCCGAACCCCCTTGGTCAATTGTCTCGACCGAAGGTGCTTGTTGTTGGATGCTGTCAGGAGCAAGGGCTGCTGCCTCTCCACCTGCCGTCTGGTTATTGTCTGCCGAATGGGCATTTGCCTCACTTGTCATGTTGAGGCCATTATTTTACCTTCCATTGCAATTTTGCAAGTGTAAAATTCACGCATGTCAAAATTTCCTGAACCAGAATTTAGCAACCCCCCACTCGCCGCCCCGCCTCCGGGCACCGATGTAGAGGATCTTGATCTCGCAGAAGCGCTGAGGCAAAATGCCAATGGCACTAACGAGGGCCATTCAAAACTAGGCGTTTTGTTGCAATATCTGACCGGTTTTCAGGAATACAGAATAACCGAAGCTGAGGAAGGGGTCGTCCACACCATTCTCTCTAAAATTGAAGGCACAGGAGAGCCATCGTCTTTATCGCCATTCAAGTTAAGCGTGCGAACCGATCCTGATACGGGCGTAATCGAATATATTGTGGGGCAGGGGCACAACACTGACACCCACCACATACACACAGTAATCGATGACACAAATGGGAGTTCTATTACTATTGGTCAGCTTGATACTTGGCAGCCATACACGGGAACGAGATACATCGTTTTGGAAGGGGGCGTTGAGGAAGATCTTAGTCTTACCGATAATGTGTTGACTGTGAAAGATGTAGGAGAAGACGAAACGCAAGAAATTCAATTGAATGATGATGGCTACCAAGACAAGGTGAGGCTTTTAATTGGGGTTGTGTATGAAGATATAGCTGCAAATGCACAACGCCGTCAGGCGGTTTTTACGCCTCAAATCCTCACCCGTGGATTTTACAATGGAACAATCTGTCGAATTTTCAACGCCCACCCAGCATCACTGATTATAGCGTAATGGGCAGCAGGGTAACATTTCGTGGCAGGGATGCTCGTGGAGTTGCAAAGGTAAGTCGCACTTATTACGAGCCAGAGCTTGTTTTTGTGAAATTTACTCCAGAAGAACTGGAGGAGAATGAGTCGGTGGGGAATGGGACTCAATACTGCATGAAGGTTACCCGAAGGCAGCTAGAGGCCCTTCTCTACAGGGTCAAGGAGACCGCATTTGATCCTTTCTTTATCAATACGCATTATGACAGCGGATATTCTACAACAACTCTTGATTTTACGCATCCGGGAGATATTGCAAACCCGGCCAATAGGTATGCAGCAGTTTCGGACGGTGTCTTCGATTGTTATGTTGATCGCCGTGGATGGGTGGCAGCATTTGCAACTGCGGATGAGTTAGTTGCCGCCCTTGGAGCTAACGCTACTTACTTTTCAGAGCCATACGAACCAGCTTTTGAGGTATACGCTGATATGGTCGATGAATTTGGGAGATTTGCTTACGGTAACGGGCAGACAGCTCTTGGTAGTTTTTTCCCGCCAGCGCCGACTAGCGGCAAAAGTTTTGTAACCAGTGTATTTTTGCACCCAGACCCACCTTCTATTGGGGTGCCATACAGCTACTTCAAAGAGGTAGACAATACCAGCGGAACCATTTATGCCGAGGGATACATATATGCAGAGCTGTGGGCCTTGATTGGAGCGGCATATACTTCATACACAGAATGCGCTTTTGTAGACCATGCTGGTAACGGCGATCCGCTAGATCCTGCTAATGAGTTATGGTTGGAGGCTGATATAGCGGCCTACGCAGATGCCACTTCCGGCGCTGTATCGCTCAAAGACTACACAGTAACACCAATCCCTGTAGGTGAATACACTTTTGATTTTGGAGCAGGCAGCGGCCTAGAACCAGTGATTGTTCAGCTCTACTCCCCGAGCGACAACTTTATTGTCAGCGGGCCGATTTTTATCACGCACCGCGCAACTGAGTGGTGGCCATATGCTAAGCCAGATGGCACGGATCAGTGGGATACCATTAACGGCAAGCCTTCTTTAATCTAGAGAATCTCTTACCTTGGCGGTTGCGTTTCTGTGCATGATAGCACGCTGGTTCTTCATTGTTTCATCCGCGTAGCCTAAAACTTCGTCATAAGCCTTTAGCATACCGCGAGCGTGCTGCGTAATCTCAATGTCGCTTTTGGGGTCGTTGATGATCTCCTGTGCGCCATCTCGCAGCTTTTGGATCTTGGGTATGAAATGCAGCTGCCATCCTTTACTAGTCGCCATCACCTCAACCCTCTCACCGACCTTCTGGGCTTGATCGTATGCCTGCTTTTGTTGATGGAGTTTGTCTTCGCTCATACTACTGGGGGTTGCTGTCCGGGCATGTTATCAAGCGTGTTGATTGCCTGACCGCCCTGAGCCCCTCCGGTGGGGGCGGGAGGGATTTGGAATCCCGGAGCGATAA